CCCGTATGGTATAAATGCACTGGAACACTTTAGTAACACAAATAGGGCATTGAAAATATCAACACCCCATCCACAAAATAATTAACAATTATTTTATTATTTTACCGCTTAAGCCATTTAATATATCCTCTACAAATATCGTTCAATTGTTCTGTAACATTGTCACCAATTACAGCCTGCCCAATTGCGTTAGGATGTGTTGGAATAGTTGAACTATCATTTGCGAATGTTGGGTAATAATTAAATCTATTAAATCCTGCTGTAAATAAATCAATAATTGGTGAAGCCATTGCGTCAGATATTTCAACAATAGCGTCAACATATTCTTTATATGCTATACCAATATCATTGATATTTATTTGTTGTTTAGGTCTTGTAGGTCTAATACAGAAAAATGGTTTAGCTGTTATGACTAACGCATTCGGATATTTTTCATGTATTAAGTTCAACATATTTGCATATGCTTCTCGGAACGAATTAAACACATTAGTATCTAATTCTGTTGTACCATTCCATGTACCCATTGGTGCGTTATATGTATAATCATTTGCTCCACCTGTTACAATAATAATATCTGGAGCATCCTCTTTCAAATAATCTCCTATTTGTGGTGTAAAATTAGCAAAAGGTGATATACGAATGTTATTAATATTATCCTCAGTAACAATTATATCATAATCTCCTGCACTACCCATCACATAACTATGTAGATTTTGACATCTGTCTGGTTCACTCATTGCCTTATAACTGTTTGTTGCAATAGGTTGTCTAACACCCCTTGCCACACATGAACCACTCCAGGCGTCTATTATGTGTGGTGTTCCACCCATTTTTGTAATAGCCTTATACCACCACATATCGGTAACTGAAGTAACATTATTATTACTACCTGTATAATATGTTACATTACCATTAGGGATATAGTTAGGGAATGTTGAAATACTATCACCTAATAGCGATACTTTTAGTCCACTCCAATCAATTGAACGCTTATCATAGTATTCTGTTATTGTTATATGTTTATCTGACTGTGGTGTTATTTCTTCAACGCCTGTGGTTTTATAACCATATAATATCCTAAACCAATATCCTTTTTCAGTAACACGTGAACCCTGTGTTATAGTATTAGGATTATTTCTAACCCATTTTGTATTATCTTTGTCACTGTAATATATGACAGCCATCCCATAATTTTGTTCCAAATCAATGAAATATTGTGTATCACGCCCGTCAATAAAATCAGTATATATTCTATACATACTTTCAGCAGGTAAACCACTATAAATTGTTCCTTGGTTCCATTTAATATCATTGGTGATATTTTTTGTGATGAAATTACGCATAACCAAATCATATGCTTCATTCACTTTATAATATTTTCTTTTAATTTTAATTAAATCTATAAACTGTGATTTATTTATGGGTGAAGTTGGGTCTATTGCACTTCTAAATTCAATTCTAAAGTAGGGGTATGGTATGAAATCTGTAATAGTTCCACTTTGCCATGATGTATGTTTAATTGGGTATAATGCTGATGAAGTTCTGTAGTAGTGGATTCTCCACTCTATAGTGTTAGGTACTTCATATTCAAATTCAACAGCAGTAGGTGGAACCCATTGTGTTCTAAAACGTGTGTTATCAGCAACACTTGTACCATTGTCATTAATACCACCATCATCAAAATTAGTAAACCAATTTACAGGAGTAAATGATTTATCAAATGCAAAGTTTTTATAGTTTATAAAATCATCAAATTGTCCTCTTACGCTATTACCAGCACTTGAATAATTAACATTGTCACCACCTGTTCTAATGTCAATCAATTCAGCGTCACCTGTTGTACTACCTTCGGGAAGTTCAGCAAGTTCATTTACACGTGCTTCAAGTCTATAAAGTTTATCATTTTGTATACCAATATCATTCTCTATCGAGTCAAAAAATGGTTGCAAAAGTTCACTCAATGCACCATCAGAAGCCATACTATCTAATTTATTATTAATTTCTTCTTGCACATCAAGGTTATCGAAATAATCATTAACAAACGCTTGCAACTGTGTATATGCTTCAAGCAAACTATCAATGTTATCAATCATAGTTTTATTATCCTCAATAACCTTATTAAGATAATCAACTACTTTTGCAAGTAATTCATAGTATGACAAACTATCATCATACACAAGTGGTATTACAGTTTGTACCCAATATTTAAATGGTTTTACACTTGTGTAATTATCAAATGTCGGTGTGAAATCTGCCATAATTTTACCTCACTTCCTAATAAATCAACATAAACAACTTCTTAAATTCATTAATAAACATTTCATCAATGTTTAAAAATGTCTCCCTAAATTCTAACAAGGCTTTGCTATAACTACGACTGTTATATTTACCCCAAACTCTACGTAAATAAGTGTCACTACTTACAGTTTCACCATCAAGCACTATTCTACCTGTGTTGTTAGTCATAATATCTCGTATTGCTGTTCCATAACTACTATCAATAGTAATGATATTACTATTCCCAACACCACTTGTACTACTACTCTCTGTTCTGTCTACATTAGAACCTGCATTATCGCTACCATTTTCTGTTGCAATTCTATTTTCTGTTCCATTGTCACGAATTTCATTCTCATTTTGTGTAGCATTTGTCAACCAATCCGTTTCAATTACTCCATCCAATCCGCCTTGTGGTGTATCAGAATATTTCTGTAACAAATCTTCATTTCTTATGTTAGAATTTTCAGCATTTGTAACCTGTGTATTATTTCTATTATTCCAACCACTTCCCTGTTCGTTAGAATTTTTAGAAGCGTCAACACTTGTTGACTCATTTTCACTTCGATTACCTGTAGCAGTATTAGTATTACTTCCTGTTTCACCGTGAGTACCACTATTGGTTGTATCTGTAGTATCATCACGTTTTATATTTCCACTACCTACATGTTGTGTCTGATAATCAACATCTAAAAATGGGTCAAATTCCAATAATGCACTTTCCCAAAGTTTATTGTAGTATGGTAGTTTCATCAACCATTCATCACGTAAACGCAGTTTAAATAAACCTACTGTTTCAAATCCAATTTCTCTTACGTAATTATGTCTTAAAAATTTTGATTCAATAACAGGTTTATATTCATCACTAAACAAATCATAATCAAAATTAAAAAGAACATTCCTACCACTTTCAATAGCGTCCTCAACATTTGTTCCATCACCCTGCTTATCTAATGGAATTGCTGACTCACAAATAAATCTAATTTCTGTTGTATATTTACTCATTATAATCAGCACTCCTTTCCTGTGAATTTTTTGTCTGGTCAAATGCTTGCGTTGCGTCCACAACAATATCTAATTGTGAATTATAATCTACATCAATATTAAGACCAAACATTTTATTAATTTTTTCACACGCGTCTTTACGTGCATTTAATCTTACATGCTTTTCAACTTCAGTACCACCAAGATTACGTGTAACCTCATCGGAAATTAATCGTTCCTTTTTAACTGTATTGATATTTGAAATACCAAAGTAAGTCAATGCTTCGTTAAATATTTCATGTTTGAGGTCTTGCAATTTACTTGCAACATAAGGTGCTTCCGTATTAAGCACTTTAATACCATTTAAATCAAACGATTTATCAACAGTAATGTACGGTTCATTACCATCATACTGTTTATGGAATTGCTTCATTGTCAATCTGGTATCATTATCCGTAACAATCATTACAGGTGTTTTCTGTGCTTTTACGTTTACATCAATAGTTCTCTGTACTTCGTAAAGTCTTTCTGCAAATTGATTTATTACCCATATATCTGGCAATCTCAAATAGTTGTTAAATATGATAACACTATCTTTATTATCACATTGTTTCTGATAACTATTTGTTGCGTATGCCCTACGATATATAGGTACATTGTAAACATCCCATGTACCACCAAGAGTACAAGGCAAACACAGATATTTACCATCTTGTTTTTCGTTACCAACATCACCAATTATTCTGTCACTTAAAAGTGCTTCATCCTTAAAGAACAAACAATAACCCTTATTAATTAATGTTAGTTCAATCATTCTTGGGTCAATATCGTCCGGTAGATTCTTCCATTCAAACACATTTATAGCCATGTCTAACAGTTGAAAAAAGTACATATTATTTGTACGTTTATTCTTTGAAGCATTCCACCAAAATTCTTTTGTACCAACACTACCATGTTTCTTTGCCACTTTCTCACCACCTTATTATGGTCTATTATCCAATGAATAATCACCAATGTTATCGCCATTTTTCCAGAATGTAATGCCATTATCTAATATAGTTTTTATGTTTTGCAAATCGTCGGAAGGAATATTACCGTAAACATTAGCACCAATAGTTTTAATATAATTCCAATGTGGTCTACTATCTATGTTAGGTATTTTAACCGTTTTTGTGGCATAACCATACATATCAAAATACTTGTCAATACGTTCAGCAAATTCACTTCTAATATGCAATTGTGCGAAATAAAAATCGTGTGCACCAGAAATAAATACTACATCACTATTAAAATTACCAGATGCACTTGGTGGTTGTGCTGAATGGTGTCTTATTTGTTGCATTGAACTCATAACTTTTATACCTGTAGCACCTGCCATAACAGCACCACCAACCGCCTCACCTGTAGTAGCAGCACCAATTATAGGAATTGAAGCACCACCTGTTAAACCTGCAAGTGCAAGCATACCCGCCATTGGCATAACAGCGTTAGCGGTTTCTTTTAATACTGTTGGTATTATTCCACCGTTCTGTGCTAAATACATTTTCCATACATCTGTATTCCAAGATACATGAGGATAACCTTTATAAACCATTTGTTCATTATAACACAAACTTTCTGTTTTATAATTCTTTGGTATTAATTGCATTGAAGGGTCACATGAAATTGTGAGATTGTATTTAAAATTACACCCATTCGTTATTGGTGTGTCAAAATCTTCATAGCGATATTCACTTACATTACCTCTTAAATCTGTAACCATCAGCATTTGATATGGGTACTGTAAAACCTTTTTATTCCTTGGTGTGTATGAACCAATAGTTTGTGGCATTGATACACCATAATTAAAAGTTTCAACATCATATGAACCTTGAACAACACCACGCTCAACACTTCCACCTGTATGTATTAAATTTACAAACTTTTTAGGAACGATAAACATGTCAAGTATTGATTCTTTGTCTGCTTCAATTATTGATGTTATAAACGCTTCAGCATATGCCATACCTGCTGCTGTTAGTGTGAAGCCAGTATAAGCTAAACCACTCGGCATACCGTTATACACCTGTATTCCTGCATTTGATATTGTTTCGGTATCAAAATTTTCAGTAACTGTCGAAGCAATTATTACATAACAATCTTCCAGATTTAAATTATCATTAGGGTCTTTTGATTGTTCCATTGTTCCAATCATATACTCGCCAATTTCAAGATTTTCTTCAACACGATTTGCACCAAATACATCTGTTACAGAATGTTCACGTTCTACAAAAGATTGATGTATAACACAATCCCAAAACCATGTTTGCATAGGGTCAATAACATACTCAATTTCACTGACCATATTGGATAAATATTCTACCTTTCTTATAAAGGCATAAAACCATCTGTCACCAAATGATGTATTCTGAAACATAAGGTAATTACAATCATACAAGTTTTCTGCATTTATCTCAACTCGCATTGTATTTTTTCTTACTCTTTGGTATGTTATTTTATTGTATGTATATTTTACTTTTGAATTAAAATAATTATACTGTGCCTGTCTTCCATAAAAATGAATTGTATTCGTAAAATCCATATCAAGATGTATATTGCGTAATATTTTCACAACACCATTCGGTTCAATCCACATAATTATACCCCACCGTCATTAATCATTATTGTTTCAACATGACTACTCTGTACATCATCAACTGTAGCACGTACAGTTATATTAACAATTACCTGCGTACTACCTTCCACACTATTATAAATAGAGGAAGCACAACCTGTGCCTACATTTTTTATCATCAATTTTTCGTTATCTTTCATAATTATTCCTTTCTAAAATTGGTGGAGCATATCAGATTTATGCTCCACCATTACAACATTAGTTAGGAGGACTAACAATGAAGTAAACAATAATTATTCAACTGTAATTGTTGCCGTTCCTGTTACTGTACTATCTGCAACACTTGTTGCTGTTACTGTAATTGTGGTTGCAGTATCATCAATCAACGTAAGCAATCCACTTGCACTAATTGTTGCCTTTGTTGTATCAGATACACTCCAAACAACACGCTTGTCTGCGAAATCTTCTGCTACAACTGTTGCATTAAGTTGCAATGTATCTCCTTCATTAGAAAGTGTCGCTGTTGCAGGTGTAACTGTGATAGATGTAATTGTCGGAACACCAGCAAGGAACATAATAGCATTAGCAAATGGTGATGTAGAAATTGTTTTCCAAACATGGTAGAAATAATTCCAATACAAACCCTGTCCGTTATAATTCTCTGTAAATTCAAGTAGGTTATCATATACCATGAACCAATCACCATCAATAATAACCGCAGGAATTGTATCAAGTGCTTCAATTTCAGCCTGTGTAAGTTCAACATATGTAGTATCTTCTGCAAAGAGTTCTGCAAGTCTTGGTAAATCAAGTGAACCAAAACTATCAATCATAACTCTGTGACCCATAAATTCAGCCTTGTCCATGTTGAATGCACTTGCAAGCACATCAACATCCATGTTAGCGTCTGCACGTGCTGAAATAAGAAGGTACTGATTGTCTTTCAAAGCATAATTTCTAACACCTGCAAGGTTGTATTTTGTTGTCATAAATTCAAGTGAATTACTTACACCCTTAAATGACTTTGCAAGATTCTTATATCTGTCACCTGTTGTATCATATGTTTCAATTGCCATCTGTCCATTAAGAATGCGTCTTGCAACCAAGTATTTCATAACCAGAAATTCATCGTAATTTGCAGCGGTATAAACCTGCTCCGTAATCTTTGAAATCAAATCAGTTACGCCTTCCCAAGATAGAAACGCCTGTCTGAGTTGTGCCTGTGAAATAGTTACCTTATAGAATTTCTGATAATTCATAATGTGGAACGCACTTCTTACATTGGGAAGTTCACGTTTGAATACATCTGTTTCTGCAACCTCTGGGTCAAACTCAAAAGGTTTAGCAAGTTCAACAAATATTTCCTCAACAACTTCACCAAATTCCAGAATGCCTTTCTTAAACATCTGAATAGGATTCTCATATAGTTTTGATGTAACAACTACACGTGCAATTCTATTAATAAGTGCATTAATAAATTCATTACGAAGTGTTACATTGTCCATAATAACTGCACCAATTTGTTTCACACTCTCTGCGTTTGGTGTAGCATACGGAACGTAATCTCTAAAATTAACGCTTGCACTATTTCTAATTGCATTAATAATATCTGCTGATGTGCCTGTTAGCACATACGGTTTAGGTCTTGTTGCCATAATTCTTTACTCCTTTTCTGTAAACAAATCTTCATAATCAATAACTTCTGCTTCTGCTTCTGGATTATCAATAACTTCATCAACAAATGATTCACTCTGATGTTCTTCAACAGGTTGATTGAAACGCTCCGTATAGCGTCTACGCCAATCGTTATCCAAATCTGTGAGTCTTTGTTCATAGTTATTACGCTCACTTTCCCATGCACTTCTTTCGGCTTCAAAGTCCAAATTTGCATGTGCTTCATAACTATCCAAAGTGTCTGACAAATTCTCCAGAAGTGTAATACCATCATCATCAGGCAATTCACCAAGTCTTGATGTGACAGCATTGACTAATTCTTCTCTTGAAATTACCGCCATATTAAACCTCTCCTTTTCATAAATTTTCTTTTATTAATATACTTAATAAATGACGTTTTAATTATTGGTGTTGGTGGAACAGGTTCACCACTACTAAACCAGAACCATATTACCATCACATTGTTATAAGTTTCGGCTTCACTTAAGAACTCATTTTTGCTAATCCATTGATATTGTGATGGGTCATCATTTTGGTGTGCTAATATGTATAAATAACATCTTTGTGCAAAATCATATCTACGACTAAAATCGCTGTCTCCTATTCCTTCCCAACAGTACAAGAAATCATATGTTAAATCTGATAATGATGTGCTTGTACTTTCAAGAAATTCTGTAAGTGATGAATAACCTAATCTTGGTGATGGGTAATTTCCCCAATGATTTTCAACAGGTAAGTATGCTAACTGTCCGTCTCCGTCACCATCTTGATAACCATTACTTGTTACCCAATCGTGTAGGTTTCTTAATCTCCATGATACATTACCATATGGGTCTTGTGTATTTGTCCACTGTCCTAACCCATAACCACCCATATTTGAGCCATCTGTACCATAGATATAATCCCATGTTTTAACTACCATGCTCTCCCAAATTCCAGGATTTACTTGGGATTCACCCCACCAATTACCGCACATTGCAGCGACTACATATGGTGACGCTGTTGTTACATTTACGTATGGATTATATATAAAACCCTGAAAACCATATGTACCACTTGGGTCATAGTTAGGTGGCTGTCTTGTTTCCAGATAAAAATAATAACTATCCATTAAATCTGGGTTTCTGGTGTACGCTGAATTTGATGTGACTATTGAACCATCAGCATTAATTTGTTCTACAATACATACATGTCCTACACCTTCACCACCACCACCAGATAAGCATAATATTGCACCTACTCTTGGTGTGCTACCTCTATCATATCCATCTGCTGTATTACCATACCAATCTTGTGCATTCCCTGTAGATAGATTAGGTCTTGTAGGTGGTTCACCTTCCTCCCAAAATCTCCCCCATGCATATGCCGTACAATTGGGTAGTCCATAACCAGATTGTTCAAACGGATTGTTTGCATAATAGTATGGATTATTAGCAATACCATCTCTGGTTAATCTTGGTCTAAATGCCATTATATTTTCCTCAAATATTTTACATCAATTGGTGCTGTAATTGCCTTACCTTTGCCTATTACCGCTCTGTCACCTACAACTTCTAATACATTATAATTCTCATACCATAAATTAAAACGCTTATTAGTACCATATATAATAGGTTTAATAACCTTAACTATGTCACCAACTTTTATTCTTGTTTGAACTTCTTTTGGTTTCTCTGGTGTAACGGTATCACCTAAATGGTTTAAGTTGTTTTCTTTTATTATTTTAGGATAATTTAAAAACGCAACATCTAAATCAACCTTTCCATTTATACCGTCTATATACCCATTAAATGAATATTGCCATATACCACAATTCTTTGAAGGTTCTCTACTATCTATTTGTGCTAACCATACATCATATTTAGATACATCACCTATGTAATTATTAAAACCATTAAGGTTAGAATATACCATGGTGTAATAACCTGCGTCCTCAACTCTTTTACAGAATGTATTAACCAATTTCGTTATCAAAGATTTACTTGGTGTAATTCCCATCTGACGCATGTATCTGTATGTATCTTCTTCAACATCAAGTGCAACAGGCATATCAATATATGTATCAAATTTTCTCAACTGATTTATAAATTCATCCGCATTTCTTTTTGCTTCTTCTTCATCAAGAAAATACATAAACCAATATGCACCTACATGTAACCCATTTGCCTTCGCATTATTAACATTCTGCTTCCAGAATGGGTCAACATATCCATCATAACCTGCACGTACAATAACAAAATCAATTTCTTCACTTGCCTTTTTCCAATTAATAGTGCCTTGAAATTCAGATACATCTATACCCTTATAACTCATGTTATACCTCACCTATTTTATCAACCAATTTCTGCATAACTAATGTGTTTGAATTAATTGCTTCCGTCATTTTATTTGTTTCTTCTTTATGTTCTTGCATTATTATTTTTAATTGCTCTTGAAATTGTTCTTGTAGTTTATTGATATACCACATAAGTACACCACAACATGCAATTGGAAAACCAAAGTTAGAAATTAATGTTATAAAATCTTCCATATATTACCATCTCCTTTCTACTACTTATATTATACCATCTTGACAATACCCTGTCAATATGTTAAAATCAATATATGAGTAGTAAATATTATGATGGAACAAAACTCCTCTCATTACAGGACGCAAATGGAAATAAGCCAGAAATATATATTGTCACTACCAATAGAACAGGTGGTAAGACAACATATTTTGGTAGACTTATGGTTAATAGATGGATTAAAAATGGGGATAAATTCTGTCTGGTTTATAGGTATAATTATGAAGTTGATGATTGTGTTGATAAGTTCTTTAAAGATATACAATCATTGTTCTTTAACACATACAACATGACCTCTGAAAAAGGTGGCAATGGTGTTTATAGAAAATTGTTTTTAAATAATAAACATTGTGGTTATGCTATTGCTTTAAATTCTGCTGACCAGATTAAGAAACATTCACATTTGTTTAGTGATGTAGCGTCAATGCTATTTGATGAATTTCAATCTGAAACAAATACGTACTGTCCAGATGAAGTTAAAAAGTTTATCTCTGTACATACATCTATTGCACGTGGACAGGGTGAACAAGTTAGATATGTACCTGTGTATATGTTATCTAATCCTGTTACACTTATTAATCCATACTATGTTGAGATGGGTATATCAACCAGATTAAGGAAGGAAACAAAATTCTTACGTGGTGATGGATGGGTACTTGAACAGGGATATGTTGAAAGTGCTGATTTATCACAGAAACAATCTGGTTTTATGCAAGCCTTTGCGTCCAATGAATACACTGCGTATTCATCCCAAGGTGTGTACCTAAATGACAATGAAATATTTATTGATAAACCTGTAGGCAAGTTTAAATATCTTGCAACCATATCGTATAAAGGAAAACATTATTCTATTAAAGAGTATGCTGAACAGGGTATTATATATTGTGATACATCATATGATATTAAATTTCCCATGCACATATCTGCTACACTTGATGACCATAATATAAATAGGGTAATGCTTAAACGTAATGATATATTTATACATATGCTTCGTTATTATTTTGACCATGGTTGTTTTAGATTTAAAGATTTGCAAGCAAAAGAATGTGTTTTTAATTTAATATCATTATAGTTTATCCACATAACATGTATCAATTACATGATGTAGGAGCCACACATTAAATTGTGCTACACATGTCACACCTTTGGCAAGTAGGGTTGACTACCTGTTATGTATAAGGATAATATAAAAGGGTGGAATGTAATACTTCCACCCTTTTTCTATCTCATTTCAAATGTGGTTTTCTCTAATATTATACCACCTTTGATACGTTTTGGTATTAATTTTTCTGGTATCTTTAATCCAATATCAAAATCTTTTAACTCTCTCTTAACACTTAAAAACTCTCTAACTTCTGGTGATAAATCTTCATCATTCCTTGCTAAATCTCCGTTCAAACTCCTTTCAAATAAATCCTTACATCTTTTAGGCATACCTGCACACTTAATATCCCATCCATTTTCAGTGTGTTCTATGTATGTTTTCTGTCTTGTGAAGTAACCAACATCCCATGTACTTTCATGCTTCCAACAACTAAATTCTGTGTTGTGTATATTAACCCCACGTATTTGATTTATTGTGCCTTTACAATGTATACTATCTGTATCAGCATATATAAATCTATTGTAATTGTTTTGTGCCGCTTCAATTGTGAATTTTCTTGCGTAACTTGTTACTGCTGAACCACACGCTATATACACAACAGGTTTTTCATGCTGTGGTACTGTGTAAAACTTAATTGCTTGTGTTTCTTCGTCTAAATATGCTACCTTAAAACTGCTGTTATCTGCTGTAGAAAGTTTCCCATATAAATTGTTTAAAAAAAGTTTAGCTAATTCTCGAATTGCACCAGTATTTTCTTGTTTAATTTTCTTATATTTTTCTATATATTTTCTAAATATCCATGTATTCTCCTGTGCAAAATAACAACCATCTAATACATCCATATATTCTACATCATAATGCTTTAAAAATAAATGGTAATCTGTTTTAGTTAATGTTAAGGTAATTAAACATGGTTTTTTATTCCCATCTTCATCAATTAAATACTCATGTTCATTACCATCTTTGTCAATGTAATTTGATGTTGTTAGTGCTTCGTTCTTTGCGTATAGATAACTGTTCTTTACTTGTATGAATGGAAGGTAGCCTTCTTTAACTTTAAATTTCACACGTACTCTTATAAAGAAATACACATCTGCCCGTTTAGTTCCATCTGCATTGTAACCGTATGTTTCTGGTGGACGTTCACCAATCCAAAATGTCGGTAGACCAACAGGATAATAATTTTCTGGGTCACTCATAACAGAAGGGTATAATGAATTTACATCAAGCGTAACACCATTATTAATTACTTTACTTTTATACTTAGGATTTACATAGCACCATCCACCTTTGTATGCCTTGCGTACATAACTATCAGCATTATCACTACCAAATATTTCTTTATCTAATTGTATTTCTTTTAGGTTCGGGAATAATAAATCCCAATCATATTTCATTATTTGTCTAAATTCTGATAGACAACATGAACCAATGGTTAATTTACTATGTCCTTGTGCGTACATTATTTCTAATGCTTCTTTGATTATTAGTACATCATTCCTTATGTAATCACGTTCTTCCTGTGATATGTGACAACCAGAATATCTTACTCCTTCATATTCTATATTTAATTTTTTATGTCTTGTTTCAAAACTTTCAGCAATTTTATCTGCTGAAAATGGAAGTAGTTTATAACTGTCACGTATTGATATGTAATGATTGTTATGTTTAATTGTTATTGTATAAAACATACCATTATCTGATATAAGATACTTGAAGGAATTGTTTTTCATTTCACTATCTTTTATCCATGTTGTAGTTTTATAATTATTGTTATGTACTGTGTACGCTTGTTCATATTTTAATTTCCTTATCAATAAATCTAACCAAAATGCACCATCAAATTTTAAGTTATGATAGTAGATTAATACGTTACAATCTAATGAATATAAATAGTCAAGTGTTTCTTCTATGCTTTGATAAATTAATACTATGTCACTGTTAAGTTCTGCTATTGCACTTGCCCACACTTCTGTATCTTGTTGTCCTTTATATACAGTCGTTTCAAAATCACCTACTAATATTCTATATTTCTTCTGCTTCATAGTAATCTAACTCGCTTGTTATTCTTTTATTTGTATCAATGTCTGTAAATTCCCATAAAGGCATTTCGTCATATAATCCACGTGCTTCATCGTATTTCATTTCACCTGTGGTATTATATTCCTGTGCGTTTTCCTCAAACAATTTTGCTATTGCTTCCTCACCGTATAGTGCTATTGACTCGTGTATCATTGAAGCAATTTCAGTCCATAAACCCCATTGGTATCTGTATAACCTTCTTAATACATTATCTAATACCTCTGTACTATAAGTACGTTCACTTTCTGGTGGTTCTGGTTGTGGTACATAATATTCAGTAGGTGTTTTTCTATATCTTGATTTTACTTTTTCAATAATTTCTGTTGCTTTTTCTTTTATAATCTGTGGTATTTTTTCAATCTTAAATGTTGCGATAGGTGCTTCTATTATAGAATATGTTTCGTCTGTTTCGGGGTCATATATACTAAAGTATTCTGTGACTTTACGCTTCTGTATTCCTTTAATTCTACGTATTAAACCCTGTACTCTTTGTGGTGTTAAATCTTCGTCCTTATCTCTAATCCTTTGTTTGATATTTTCTGCTTCATCAATTAGGTTATAATATTTCTGATTTAAATACATTCCTTCATATTTTCCATAACGCTCTAATCTCTTTTGTAATGATTTTAATTCTTTGTCTATATCTTTTACTTTCATTTAACCACCACCTTTAAAGAAATAGAGTGCTGAAATAAATCAGCACTCTATGTAATTGTTTTGATTTACTTAATTGCTACACTACATGTTAGGAATGATTTACCATTGTAATTCTTTGATGGTTTTCCGTAAACTTTAATTGCCCATCCATCTTCGTCCTTTAAATCATCCCAAATATCCATGAAGGCGTTTACAAAACTTTGGCTACCTGTCTTGTACTTTGTACCACCAACATCAACAAGAATAAATACCTCATATTCTTTGGAATCGGACAGGTCATTCTCTACATGTAATTTCACATAGTTTGACGGTTCAATAATTACTTCACCGTCATTATCATTTACATAACTTTCAAGAAGTATACAATCTGATACATCCTTCATAGCGATTTGTTCAACCTTGCTCATGTTTGTCATGCTTGTTTCGACTATTGTGCTTTTATACATTGTTCTTTGCTCCTTTCAATTACTCTGTTACAATTTCAGAATTTGCAATAAAATCTGCTTCGCTCATTTTGTACTTTGCTTCAGTTTCAGATGTTCCAACAATCTTAATAAGTTTTAGGTTAGTGTCCTTCAGTAGTTTTGTTACTTCACGCTCAACCTTTGCTTCTGGAACATTGCTAATGCTGAATGTTGCGTCCTCAATTGCGTCTCTTGTTTCATTGTAAACTTTAGTGATAACTTGCATTGATTTGATTGTTCTTGTTATGTAACGCATTTTTGTTGGTCTCCTTTCTTGCGTTCATTTATATAATAACACGTTAGTGTGTTATTAATTTATTTTATCTTCTAATTCTTTAACACTTGACTTATCATTTTATTTGCAATACACAACTCATTACGATTGTATTTCAATACGCAATTACTACAATCATTATATTTACAAATATGAGTGATAATTGCAAGGTGTAATAGTATTACTTCGTCATTTGTTAATTTAATCGTGTTTTCCATTTTGTTTTTCCTTTCTATAATAAACTATATATTATTTCACCGTCTTTATATTCACTACATACAACTTTTGTTCTTGGTGAAACCATTTCTAAATCATTAAGAACGTATTCACCATATAAGTTTGACAATTCCTTTTTAGTACCTATTACTATTGATACCAATTTTTTAGTTGTACTGATTGGTATTCTTGTCACTGTATCACCGCCAGTCTATTATTCCTAATTCATCAAACAATATTTTACAGACTATAATCCATGCAATTAGTATTGCTAACCAAAATGTTGTGTTGTCTTTATTGTTCATTGATAAACTCTCCTAATTCGTTTAAATCCCTAATAATGTATTCTAATTCGTTTATTTTATTTCTTTGCTCTGTTATTGTTTCAATATGTTGCATGTAGCATGTTTTTAGTGTTCTGTTTTCTTCTCTTGCATTCAATAATTCTCTGTTTAGTTCATCATTGTCTGCTTCAAGTTCTTCGTAATTATCTGCTAATTCTATCAAAACACGTATGCACATATTTAATATATTGTCTAATTTTCTGTACTTCTCCATTTGTGGTGCTCTACTAAAAAATATTACTTCGTTAAAATCTTTTGCAAATTTTGATGTAATTTCTCTATAATCTTTAATCATTTTGTTCCTCACTTTCTGGCTCATATATTTTCTTTAATTCTTTTTCCAACATTTTGTTTGTATTGCGTAATGCTTCAATTGTTTTAATCATATCCCCCTGTCTACATACTAATTCATGAATCATATAGTCAACTGATTTTTCGGCAAAACTTCTTGCAAAATTATTAATGTTATTAAGTCTTTTTAATTCTTTCCTTTGTGCCTCTACCTTTTTAGTTAATTCAAGATTTTCGTTTTTCAATACAGTTATATTGTTTTGCAATGTATTGATTGTAGATGTTTGTTCTACTAATTTCATTTCAAGATAAACAATATTTTTCATATGTCCTCACTTTCGTATTTATGTAATACCTTAACTTGCTTCCAATCTTTAATTTTACGCTTGCCAAAACTTCTGTATATGTTTCTCTGTGATGTTTTTATTGGTATAAAATAATTGTTTATATCATCCTCACAAAAATTATACTTTTGTTTGACTTCAAATTCGTTTAATATATCACCTTCAAGATAGGTTCTATGAAAGAACCTATCTGTGAAATCTAAGGCTACTATGTAATATTTCAAATTTACTCCTCGCTTTCATATTCATCTAACAATTCCTTTAATTTTGCTATATATGTGTTATTTCTATAATAATCTAAATTATCATAAATCATGTCATATATACCGTCATAAAATATTTTATCTTCAAATAATTCATCCTCATTAAATGAATGTAAATCGCCATTATCATCAATCGTGAAAAATTCATCATTAAATCTAAAATCTTCAACATCATAACGTGATAGAAAGTCTTGTATTTTCACATCGTAAAATAAATCGTCGAATGAATCCATATATTCAATTCTATCACTATAATAAGAATTTTCCTCGCAATATTCATTATGCAAATCAATTATTTCGTACTTGTTTAAATTTAATAAACAATCCATTAATTTTAACTTCAACATAATTTTACCTACCTTTCATTTTGATATTTGATAACTTACAAACGATTTTATAATCGTTTAGAGAAGTACACCTTTATAGGTGTACAACTCTAAAGGATTATACTTTTACAGAACTTCATACATTTCAAATTCTGGCAGTCCTTCATCACTGTTTGCGGCGAATGTTTCATCACTTAAATAATAGTATTTTTCGTCAACTTTATTAACACTTTCGATTTTTATTAGTTTGTAATTGTTCTCAAGTAACTTCTTTTCGAGTCTTTTTTCTGTCTCGTTCTCAATGTTTATTGTTTTGACTTCATCCGTTTCAAGGTCATAAACTTTGCATGTTGCAAGTTCACCACCTATTTTTCGATTTATAAAGCCGTACATATATTGATTACTTTCAATTGCGATATTTTCAAACGCTTTAATATCCATTGAATATTTTTTTGTAATTGGTTCGCTTGCTTCAATAACCCTTAATAGTTCAAGGTTTTTGCTAATCTTTTTGTCAAGTAATGGCTTTTCCCCAGTTTTAATAATTTGATAATTTTCAAGACTGTCTGTCTCGTGGTTGTAACACCTTACGCCATACTGTCTCAATGTAATTGATTTTGTGATTTTTTTCATAACTTTTCCTCACTTTCAAATTTTGATAATGTGATATTTTTTCAACGATTTTATAATCGTTTAGAGTCGTACACGTTTTCACATGTACCGCTCTAAAGGATTAATAACCAAGCCATTTTTTAAGTTTATTATCAGACCAATTTGTTATATTTATCACTTTATTATCATCATAGTCAAATACGTGTATTTCTTTAAAGTAAAGTGATGTATTTGGTTCGCCTTTTATTAGTGGCTCTATACCATGCATCCTTAAAACGTTAATCTTTTGCTTATTTGTCATGTTCTCTACCTTCCTCTCGGTCTCCCTCTCGGTCTCCCTCTCGGTCTCCCTCTCGGTCTCCCTCTCGGTCTCCCTCTCGGTCTCCCTCTCGGTCTCCCTCTCGGTCTCCCTCTC